AGCAACATCCACCACCAACCCACAAGATAACCCAATATGTGCAGTGTCATCAGTGTGATGCCCAACACACCAGTGTTGTTTAATCCAGGGTTTCTAGTTTCAGGAAATTTCATACTGTCAGTATATGACAGATTGTGTGGAATGTCAAGTGTTTTACAGCTGACTTTCTTTGCCCACGTACCAATCTTCTGGTTTTTGTTTGGTCCACATCAGCACGCTTTTGGCTTCCACCATTCTCACTGTGTGTTCCACACCATCAGTTTTGATTTTGGCACCTCTAGTCCATCTACCGTGTTCCACCAAGATCCAATCACCCACCACATATTCATCTGTGTTGTCCCGGCCTTTGGCATACACTTTGGCCCATCTGGGTTTGATACCGTGCACCTTGCCATCATCTGTATTGAGTATGATACCGCCTTTGGTCTTGAATGAATCAAAGCTCATATCGCTCACAATCACACGATCTTTGATCGGGATCAAGTCTCCTTCGAGAGTGCGATATGAACTCATAGTTTATTTTTTCTTAGTGAAGTTTCCTTCAGCGTCTTCCACCCACTCTTCGTTGGCAGCTTGTGCTGATGCCTTTGGTCTTGTGGTAGGCACAGTTTTAGGATGATCTCTGTAGTAATCAGCCAAAACTTCCTCACGCTTGCGAACAATTTTTCCACCAGGTCCCAATTCATCACCACGAGCATTCACTCTAGCATTGCCCACAGCCGGAGTCAGTTCGTTGCGTTGTCTCAACAGATCAATATCAACCTGCTTGCCCTGCATGGTGCGATAAACTTTATTACCACTCTGTTTTATAGCCATATTTGTTGTCTCCTATTATGTATGTATTTATCTAAGGAACTCTCTCCAGTCCAAGCCATATTGGATGGAATCTATCCTGTGTACGCCCAGCAAATACAGCACATAGGAGGCCACTGAGCTGCCTCTGCCCACTCCCCATAACATATTGCTGGATCGCATGTTTTGTACCAAATAATGCAAAAACTTTAGTAGATTAAGATATCCATGCTGTTTGAATGCTGCCAATTCTTCCTGCACCCTCTGTTCACAGCCCACAGGTGTGATACTGATAATGTGTGATTCGATATCAAAATTTTTGGCATCACTGGACATGAACCATTCTGACTGCAATAGTGTGTCAAATTCTTTCACATCCACCAGCATAGGAGTGTACACTCTTAATGTGTGTCCCACTGCTGTGTTTCTAACTGAATTGTTAAAAATATCAATTTCTTTGTGAGGTTCAAATTGAAGATCTGCAAGAATATCCAATCTATTTTGATAGATTAAATCTACAGCATCTTGATGATCGAATATGGGCAAGCCTAAACTGTCTGTTCGCATAACAAAGTATTATGCTGTATATTAATCGATATTGATTAAATTGTCAAGATCTTTTCCAGTTTCTTTAGCCATTTTCAACTGTTCTGCTGCCAATCTTTGTTTTAATTCTTGATTGTACACATCCACAAACACAGCAATTTGTTGACGCAGTTCTGGATTGCGACTTTGAAAAAATTTTTTGCGCAAATCACTCAATTTGGCTTCCAATTGTGCAATGCTGTATTGATTGAGATCTTCTGACAATGGATGAAACATGATATTACTAATCAATTAATTGGCGAATGTGCCTAAAAATTTTCCAAACACTGTGGTGCCTTGGTTGTAGGTCCAAAACTCTACATACATGGGATCTTCTAAAGCATTCACTATGAATGGAGTAGGAAAAGCAGAATCTTTATAAATCAATCCAGCATTTTCAGTGCTCCACACCACTGTGCGAGCCACGCCATCACTTTTTAACTCTACTATGATGCTGCTCATGCCTGAAGTCACTGTGGGCCAGTTGGTGAATGTTAATGTGAGGTTAGCCCCCACTGTGAAAGTTTGAAAATTTCCATTGCTCAAACTGATATTTTGTGCAGTGGTCACAGTGCCAACCGAATACACAGTTAAATTATTGTTGATGAACTTGGCTCCAGAAATGGTGTTGTTGGCAAAGTTGTTGGCAGCGTTTAATTTGGCAGTGTTGGTTTGCAGTGTTTCTATTTCTGTTTTGGCAGTGGCAAAATTGGTTTTTATGGTGCTGAAATTGTCTCGAAAACCTTGGCTGTTGTTGTCCTGTCCGGCCACTGGATAGGTTTCATCTAGGTTAGTGGTGTTAATGTTACTGGGCATAGTGTTTCCTTATTGTTGTGTTTATTTATCTGTTCCAATCACTGTTTAAATGTTATATTGATAGCTGGGGAACATAATATACTGTTCCACCCCACTGTCTACAGTGCTGTCTATGATGTATCTATCTATTTCAAAATCTATCAGTTTGAAATCAAAATCACTGTTTTTGAGTGCAGTTAAAATGCCTTGACTGGTGCCTGGTTGACAGTAGCACAGCGGCACAGCAGTCACATAACCCAATGCTTGAGTTTGCCCTGATTGAGCAGTTCTCATCCACAGTGGCAAAAACTCATTTTCTGTGTCACCTATGGCTTTGATATTCTCTCGCATATTGGTGGTGTTGCTGATGAATCTTTCTATGTCATTGGCATTGGCCACATTTAATACATTGCTGTCCACCCTGATCACTCCACTGTTGGGTCTAAATCTAAATGGATCTGTGGGGTTGGACACCACTTGACCCACATTGATCACGTTGCCGTTAGCCAGAGTGACTTCCAGTTGACCAGTGCTGATGTCCAAGGTCAATTGACCTGTTCTAGCATATATTTGAAGATTGTTACCGATGGCTCCAACTGCTATGGGCAAATTATTGTTGGTGAACAATGTGTAGGTGTTACCATTCACATTGAATTTGGTCACATCATCAATCACTTCTATATCAGTTTGAGTGATGTTAATCTTGTTTGGATTTTTAATTTTAATTTTGCTCTGTACCTGTTGACTGGGGTGGTCCTGAGGATCTATCATCTGCACATACAACACTTCATACACAATGTCATTGGTGCCAGGAGTTTTGGCCACTGCTGTTTTGATTTCACCAAACTGATATCTTTTGCGACGATGATTCTTCACAGTGGCTGCCACATAATGATTGATGGTCTTGGTCTCAATGCCTGCGTAGATCAACATCTGCAATTGTTTCTGCAAACCAAACTGTGGGTCGCTGGGTCTGTAGATGGATGCAGGAGTGAATATTTCTGGATCACCCACCAAAGCTAGATACGCATTTCTTTGATCAGGTTTTAAAAATGGTTTCACATAGAGATTGCTGTACAATAGATCACTGGCAGCCACCACTGACAGAGCGAAAGTTCTTGTGGTGGCACTGTAACCAAACTGGTCACGAGTTTCCACAGTGAATATAAATTTTCTATCGATACTTGTTTCGTTGTTGTCCAAAGTGAAATCTCTGTCATCAAATGTGGTCAGTCCCAACAGTCCACCTATGGGAAACTGTCTCACCTTGCCTAAAATTTCACCATCCAATGCCAAAGTCAATCCATTGGGCAATGCGCCTGCAGTGATCACATATCTCAGCACAGCATTGGGCACTGTGGTGGTAGCGCTCACTGCCAGTGTGCTGATAAAGTTGGCATTGATGCTGCCCAAATCACTGTCAGTGTTCCAAGTGATCACACTGTCCACTTCACCCAGTATTTTCACCACAAATGTTTTGTCTTTGATGGCTAAACTTTCATTGTTGGCTCCAAATCTTGTGGCTCTCACAGTGAATTTGTATTCTTTGGTCACTGCTGGTTGATAGGGCACTCTACCTGCCACTTCACCTGAAGTGCTGTCCAATGTGCAGCCTGGTGGCAGTGTGCTCACTGTGGCATCATCATTGGTGGGTCTCAGTGTGTAGGCCACATAGCCTGTGAGTGTGTTGGGATCATACAGTTCCAAAAACAATGTGACATAGTTGTTGGCTCTTCGGTAACCAAGATCTCTTGGAGTCAACCATTGTGGAGTTTTGATATAGGTGCCATCCGAAGTGAACACTCCTCCACCCACCTGCAGTATGGTGTTGTCTGCACGCAGAAAATCATCACCCACCACAAATATTCTAAATTTTCTTTTAGCAATGGTGTCACCGTCGCTCACGCTCACAGTGAATTCATAATATCTGCTGAGTTTGCGAGGAGATTTAGTGGGAATAGCATAGTCGTAAAATTCCACGTCATAGTAAAAACTTTCAAAACCATTGGCACTTCTCAATCCAAAATCAAATGGAAAACTGCCATAGGTGTTGGCATCATAGGTACCGCTGGCAGCAGATGTGTCCAATGCCAGTATGGGATCTATCACTCCTGTGAGCTTGCCTAATTTGGTTAGTGTGATTCCGGGAGGCAGTGTGCCATCACCTTTGGCAATAAAATATTCCAGTTCATCGCCTGCTGACAGATCTGTGTCTGTGGCCAATAGTTGATAATCCACATACACACTGTCCAGTATGAATAAAGCATTGTTGGAACCTATGGGCAACACTCCAGCAGGTGTGATCCAAACGGGAGCATCTGGACCTGTCACTGTGATAGTGTAGGTACGATCTTGAATATCACTGCCCAAACGTGCTCTCAGCACGAATCTTGATTGAGTGGTTCTGGCCACTTCCAGTGTGGTGCCCACAATGGCTGCATTTTGCAGTCGTAATCCTGCGGGCAGAGTGCCTGCAATCAAGGTCACTGCATCCACTGATGTGAGAGGTAAACTGATAGCTGTGATGGTTCTTTCAGCAATGGTGCCCAAAGAATACCCAGTTGGCTGTGTCCACAAGTTGCTCATATGTTGTATTTATGGAAAAATTAGATGGCGCCAAAGTCATGCACAGCAGAGCTAGGGCCTGCAATTGTGCCCATGTCCACAGGATTGACCGAAAAGAATAAATCCAAAAGATTGGTTATGTTGTTTTGATTACTGGCATCCAAATTGATATTACCCAAGTCAAATCCAATGAATGAATCTCTGTCGTCCAGATCTAAACCATACACCAAAGACTGCACATTGGCAGCTTGTATTGTGTTCACTCCCACTATGTTGTTGTTGGCTCCTGTGAGTGTGGCTCCCAATGTGGGATTGGATTCATTACTCAACAGTGTTGACACTCTCAGTGTGGGAAAACCACCCACTGTGGTCATGTCTGTTCTGGTGGCTCCTGACTGTGTGCCCAGCACTTGCAAAGTATTGCCGTTGACCAAAGTTTCCACAGGGCCTGTGTTGCCCACTATGCCAAGACTGATGATGCCTGATGCAGCAATGGTGATCTTGTCATTGTTGGTAGTCAGTGTGATGTTGCTGCCTGATTCTAAACTTTTTAATTGTAATTCTGCACCTACTTTTTGATAAAAAACACCTTTCACAGTGCTGCTGTCTGGCAGTCTATTGATTACGCTGGTGTTCTCAGGATCTCTTGCATTCAATTCAGCAAAATTATTATTGACTTTGATAAACGCTTCGCGTAAATCATCACCTGTGCCGTCATTGGCAATTGTTCCTATGTTTATGGTGCTTATGGGCATAACTGTATTTATCTGTGTTAGGTTGTTCTGCGAATTTTAGTTCTGGGAAACACAGCTCCAGCAGTGGGTTTTTGTCTGTTGTTGATTTTTGGAAATGTGTTGCCACTGATCTTGCGTTCTATTCTGTAAAACAAATAAAGATTTGGTGCGCCTTGCAGATCCTGTCCATCTGCGGGACCACCGTTGGTGCCAGTTAACTGTGCTGTTTTTGCAATGGCTGTGATGTATGCCTTGGCTTGAGTTTGATTCATAGCGGGATAGGTTTCCAAAGCACAAGCCAACACGCCACACACCTGCGGACTGGCCATGGATGTGCCACTGAATTTTCCGATATAAAAACTGGCATTTCTTGGATCAGCAACACCACCGGGTAATGCACTGATAATGGAGGTGCCTGGTGCAAATATATCCACTCCTGGACCACAATCACTGAAGGTAACTTTCTGTTCAGTAGAAGTGATATCAATAGCACCCACACAGATAGCAGGCAAATCATGTGTGCCCACAGTGGTGTTGTCATTGGCAGTGGGACTGCTGCCTCTCATGTAATAGTAAGGTTGTGCCACGCTGTTTGGATATCTCACACCCATTTCAAAAGTGTTGTTCCAATCTGGTCCTCCTGGAATTTCATGTTTCCATCTGCCATTGCCTGCAGCCCCTGTCATTATAATGCCTTCGTCATAGGCGTCTTCCAAATCATCATCCAATGCTGTGACTCTCACAGGTATACGTTGTCCTGAAATAAATCCCCAAGCATTCAATTGTTGAGTGCCAAATGTGCCACCTGGGCTTTTGGCATTGTTGATGCCAGTTTGCAGATCTATTCTAGAGGGCACTGCTTCATAAAATGTCCATTCACTGACCATGGTGGGACTGCCTACAGTGCCTGATACAGTTGCAGTGCCTTCCTGTCTCACTCGGTAGGTTCTGTTGGGGGCAACACCTTCCACACCGTAATATATTCGCTGCACAGAATTGTCTCTGGCACACCACATTATTTTGGGCAGCGCAGGATTGGCCACACTGACGCCGCTATAAACAGTGGAACCATTGCCAAAAGTGACATAGCAATTGGTGCCCACAAATATTTGATTGTAGGTCACACCCAAATAAGTGATGTTGAAAGGCAATGACAAATTCCAATAACCATCATCATTGCCACCCACAGTGGGAGTGGTGGATGCAGTCAAACCGGCAGCACCCAACAAATTTATGCCTATGCCGACCGCTGTGGCTGAAGAGGTACCTGGAGTAATATTGATATCTGCCAGCATGTCAAAAGACCTTGTAGGGTTCACTTGTGGTTGAAACAATGATGTGAAATATGTAATGGTGAAGTTGCCAGCAGTGCTCAAGGTCACAGTGTCATCCACAGTGGCTGACACAGTGCCACCCTCCACACTAGTGAAAGGACCGTTGGTAACATCATACACAGTGGCCCCAACGGAATTAAGGATTTGTATTCTCACACTGAGAGTGGTCACCCCAGACTGTGATCCAGCAGCCACCTGACTTCTCACTCTCATGGTCACATTGTCGGCAGTGGTGTTCACAGTGACCACATATTCTGCAGCTGGTTGCACAGTGTCTTGAATCACCACACTTGAATTGGAAGTCTGTGTCCAGCTGGCAGGCTTGGAAGTCACTGAGCCTTGTACCACAGCCACAGTGCCTGTGGTGGTGATTCTGTTGCCACCATTTTCCAAATTGGGTAGACTGGCCAGCAGAGTGGATGTGGTACACACACCACTGGTGCCTAAAAAAGTGGTTGCACCACTAGGCGTAAAACGTGTGCCTCTGTATGTGACTGCTGTGATGTCATTTAAAGACCACTCACCGGGAAATATGCTCATGCCCCAACTGTTGTTGACTATGGTAGGATTTTTTCTTCCCGTGGTCACATTCACTGCTTTGGTGCTGTGAAACTGTCTCACATAGTCTATCACAAAAGGAAAATCTATATCGTTTATGGCTCCAGCAAAATAATAAATGTTATAAATGTTGGCATTTCTAGCCCATCCTTGAGTGTTGCCTGCCACTGTGCCTGCCACGTGTGTGGCATGATCCGATATACTGTAGCTGTAATTGCTCTGTGCTGTGCCTTGCACTGCAGGATTGTGTTGAAACCAATTGTATTGAATATATCTGCTGCCTCCAGTACCGTCAGAGTTCACAGCATATTCTGGATGACCCACCACCAAGCCATCGCCGTCACAAATGACCACATCCACATTTCTGCCAGATTGTGACAGCTGTATGGTGCCTGTTTGTGTGGTAGTGCCATTGCTGCCCCAACCTGCACGTTGAACACCTTCAGTGCATCTCAATAAAGCAAAATTTTTCATTGTGGAAGTTGTGCTGCTGGATTTGTTCCAATTGTCACTGGTTTGTGAAATATTATTCAAACCTGCTTGGATTCCCAATTCAGCTGGATGCAGCGTGACTGATTTTACTCTAGGATCTTTTTTTAGTTGTGCAGCTTCCCAATCACACAGTTTGTACACTGTGTTTCTGCTGGAAGGTCTGCGTTGCTCACAATGCACATCACGCAGTATTTCAGTGTTGGGAGGAGCTATGCCTGCAGTTTCCAAATCTGCATACACAGCGTCTAGATCATTGCGATCATACACAGTTACAATGTATTTCTTTGTGGTGACGTGGTCCAGAATATCTGACATAATGTATTATGCCTCTATTTTAATCAAAGTCAAAGTCACAGTAACCGCTACTGAGCTGCCACTCTTGTTGGTCACGCGGCAAGGTATGTTGGTGGTGGGTGATGTTTCATTGTTGAATCCCATCACAGCTGGTGACATCAGTATGGTCTGTCCACCTGTGGTGATCACTTCAGCAATTACTCCTGATCCTGGATCTGGATCCACAGCTTCCAATCTACCGGCATCTGCGGTTCTGCTGGCCGCATCTGTGTACAATCTTACCCAAGCTGCCACAGATGTTTGAATTTTTAGCAGCACATAGCCTTTGAATCCTGTGATGTTGAGATCTGCTGAAGCCAAACTGGCCAAACTGGCAGTGGTGCCTGCCGCAGTCGTTCTTGATTCCAATCCTGTGCCTGCATTGGAGAATGTGATGGTATCGGTCACAGAGTCGGTGGTGATGGTGATGCCACTGCCCACCAAAGTCAATGTGTCGCTGGTGCTGTCGGCCAACACTGGTGATTGACCTGCTACTGCAATGCTCACAAATGAATTGCTTTGACCAGCATTGATGGTGATGCTGTCTGTGCCAGCGTCAGTGGTAATGGTCACATTAGCGCCAGCCACCAAAGTGAGTGTGTCTGTGCTGCTGTCTGCCGCCACAGATGTTTGTCCTGCCACTGCCACTGTGGTGAATGCGTTTTGAATCACATTGGGAGCAGTATTGGTGATGGTGATGCTGTCTGTGCTTGCATCAGCAGTCATACTGATGCCTGTGCTGGCTATGAAAGTCAGTGTGTCGTTCAATTGATCTGGGGTGATGTTGATGCCAGATCCTAACACAGTGATAGTACCAAATGCGTTCAATGGCACCGCACTGTTGATCCAGTTGGCACCGTCATATTTTAAAACTTGTCCAGCTGACACTGAAGTGATAACCACATCAGTAAGATCATCCAATACCACTGCTCCGCCTCCAGGTCCACCTGATTGCGTTACCCAACTGAGCACTCCTGCACCGTTGGTTTTGAGCACTTGGTCTGCAGATCCACCCAAAATACTGATGTTGGACACATCCACTTGTATGGGACCTACCACTTTGCCAGTCACTGCATTGATCATCTGTGTGCTGTCGTTGGCAAACACAGATCCTTGTACATTGCCTGTGACATCACCAGTGATATTGCCTGTGACATCAGCAGCTATATTGCCACCAACTGTGATGGTTAATGCGGGTCCAGCCACTGATGTGGTGATTCCACCCGTTCCCTGTACATAGATGATATCTCCTGCATCAAAGGTTGAGCTTGCTGAGTCATCTCCCACCACTGTTAATCTTGCTGCTGTGGTTTGCTGGGTGAGATCAGGAAAGTCTACATTGTACGTGTAAAGAGATTTCCAATAAGCTCCAGAGCCAGGTCCTGCCACTTCTGGGCGTCCCAAGGTGTACTGATTGTTGTTGGATGGCACCAAGGCATAGCCGCTGGCATTGTTGCCCTCAAATATCATCTGTCCCTCTCCACCAAAGAACCCTGCATCTGACATTCCCATGGCCATGCTACTGTTGCCGTAGGCGTTTTGTAAGGATAAGGCGCCATAAACTGCTGTGAACGATACGGGAATCTCGATACCGTCGGCGTTCACGTTGCCTAGGGTGATGATATTTCCATCCACAGTGAGGTTGCCCGCGACTGTTAAAGCACCAGGCAGTTGTAGATTGCCTGTGCTGGTGAATGTGAATTCTTTTGTGCCTGCACCGGTGCTGCTGGTGCGTATTTCAGCAGAGACATTGATGGGCGCTGTGATTCTTCTAGTGGCCACGGTGTTGAATGTGACATCGTCAGTGGTGTTCAAATCCTGATTGTAGTTGGCCACATTGCTGAAAGACACATTGCCTGCGCCATCAGTGATCAAGGATTGTCCTGCTGTGCCACCGGTGATGGTGATATCAGTGATGTTGCCTAGATTGGCAGCAGCAGTCACGGTGAGATTTTGTGTGTTCACATTGGTGAATGTGCCAGTGGTAGTGGTGATGGATTGTGCAGTGATGCCGGACACTCCTGTGATATTGGAGCCAGTCATCAACAGATTATCGCCTATGGGCAACTCTTTGATCTTGTTGCCGTCTGTTTGGTCCACTATCAGTGGTATTCTATTTGCCATAATTAATTCTCCTCATTTATATAAGTTTCCAACCAAATTGAGCCATAGACATAGCTATTCTAATTCCGGCTTCAGGATTAAATCCAAAGCTGCTATTGGTTGGAATCACTGTGGTAAGGTTAACGTAAGAGTTATCTGATAGTCGGAAATCTACATTAGTTGCGAATGTCGATTGAGAACACATGATTACAATTTTTCCCCAAGTGGTCAGTGTGGGTAAAGTGGCACGACCTAATACACCTAAAGAATTGTTTAATAATATTTTTGTGGTGGCTGTGTTATCTGCAAGTGTAATCACACTGCCATCACCTGATGCTGAAGGTGCACTTGCCAAATTTACTGTGTGAGTAGTTTCCAATGTGGTAGTGTATCCAGTCCACGCTGTGGATTGATTGGTGCCGTCTGGGAAGGTTAAATCACCATCTTCGCCAAATCTCCAACGACGCAGAGTTGAGTCTGTGAGATTGACACGGATCTCTACGGCATTTTCTGATTCTATGTTTTTTGCGATGTCGGCGACACCCGTAAGATTACCTAAAAAGTTTGCTGCTGTTAGGGTATTAGTTGCGGAGTTGAAGGTTAAATCAACATCGGCTCTTAAGTCTTGTGTGGCGGATCTGTTCTCAACAAAAGTAATTGAATAGTTGTAGTCTATACCATTGGTATTCATAATGTCAACTGTGGCAGCATTACCAGCGAATGCTGTGGTCTGCACCGTGCCATCTGGGAACGCGAGATCACCATCCTCGCCAAAACGCCAGATACGCTGTGTGGAATCTGTGAGATTGATGTCGATGTTGATAGCACTTTCGCTGCGGATATCACCACCTAAGGTTATATCACCTGCCACTGACAAGGATACATTTTGTATAGTCACAAGATTATTTTCAATAACCAGATTGTTGTAACCCCCAACAGTGAAATTGATCTGCGAAGAAAGACCATTTATGTTTTCTACATCCACATTGTTGCTGTTAACATTGACAAAATTTCCTACCGCCACCGTGAGTTCTGTGGCATAAATCTTGTTATTTACTGCATCTATCATCAATGTGCTGTCATCACTAAACACAGAACCTTTTAAATCGGTCGGAAGACCTGATAGATCACCGTAGGCACCTGTGGTGGCCACTGTGGCAAATGTGGGCTTGCCTGTGATGCTGTTCCAGGCTGGTGTGCTGCCAACCACTGTGCCGCCTGTGGTCAAATTGCCATTAGCATCTACTCCTATGGCCACACCACCTATGTAAATGGTGTTGTTGCTCACATAAAGACTGCGCCACTGTTTGCTGGCTGTACCCAAATCCACTGTGTTGGTGGTGGTGGGCACAAGACTCTGATCCACACTGCTGGGATCAAACAGATCACCATCACTGCCCAGTGCTGAATAGATTTCGTCGAAGTTGTTGTTGATCTTAGTGAACGCTGTGCGCAATGGATCACCATTGCCCTTGTTGGCTGATGTGCCTATGTTCACTGTTTGTTTGGCCATGTTTATCTACCTATCGCGATTTCAATCACGCCCACTTGGTCTGAATCATAATGCTCCAGTGATTTGCCAATCACTGTGCCTATTCGAATTTCACCTTCAGCTGCACAAGCCACACCTGCTGTGGCACTGGCCACCAGCATGTCACCTTTGGAAATTTTTCCTATCACTTTGCATGGCACACGACCTTGCAGGGCCACTGCCACGGTGTTCTCTGCATTCAGTGCATCATTCATCAAAAATGCTGGTGCTGTGGTCACCACACCTGCTATTTTGTTGGTGTTGGCCACCGTAGCGATGGTTACTTCTTTGTCACCACCAAACTGCAGCACAGTGCCTGAATCATATTCCTGGTCTGCCAAATATTTCTCTGCCAAGTCAGCGTACAATGCATTGGTGGCTGTGCCGTGGAATGTGGTGGCAAATATGGTGGCATATCTAGCAGAAGCGTTACCAATGGTGTAAGCGTTGTCGGTGTCTGGATACATGCCTGGAGTGATGCCGGTGGAATCATCTGCGTCCCCAGCAAATATGAATGGCACATCTCCTGCCAACACAATGCTGATTTTGCCTGCACCTGCAAATGTGCCACCACCAGTGCCAAATGCAATACCTGTGCCGCCTGATTCGACCACATCGCTCTCAATAAACTTTGTGAACAAGTGAGGAGTGGCTATACCTCTGCCTTCATTGGCTGATAATGCTTGCAGTGTGTCCGCAGTGGGCGAGTTGCTCACTGTGCTGCCACCAAATTCAAATTTTCTACCTGTGAATACCAGTGTGGTGCCTGCCACAGTGCTGCCTTGAGCTGTGAGGAAGTCCACATTGCCTCGGGTGGTGAATATGGAGGTATTGGTACCAGTGTTGCTGTCGATTAATTTGAATCCATCCACTTTCAACTGTGCCACATCCACAATGCCTGTGGCATCTGACTTCACGATGCTGTTGACTTCACCTGTGGTGCTCACATTGGTGATACCATATGTGCCTGTGCCAGTTTTGA